CAATGTCAAGATCGAAGGACTGAGTTTGAGCACTCGTAAGAAACTGGTGGATCAATTCAAATATGATATACCGGGTGCAAGATATCTTCCGGCAGTCAGGTTAGGACGTTGGGACGGTCGTGTGGCCTTCTTTCAACTGGGCGGCAGTACCTATACCAACCTACTGCCGGACATATTGCCAGTGTTGGATGCAGAAGGGTATGATGTTGAATTAGAAGATCAACGCGAATATCGTACACAGTTTGATTTTGCACCCGTAGACGAGCACAGTTTTGGTCATATTGCTTGGCCCAAGGGTCATCCCAAGGCTGGCCAACCCATGGAACTGCGCGACTACCAACCCGAGATCATCAACCGCTTCTTTGAGAATCCGCAGTGTGTGCAGGAGATAGCCACTGGAGCAGGCAAGACAGTGATCACAGCCGCGCTGAGCAATGCTGTTACACCATATGGACGATCGATTGTTATTGTGCCCAACAAGAGTCTAGTGACACAGACCGAAGCCGACTATGTGAACATGGGGTTGGATGTTGGTGTGTACTTTGGTGACCGTAAGGAGTTTGGACGCCGCCACACCATCTGTACTTGGCAGAGTCTCAACATCTTGCTGAAAAATACCAAGAGCCACGAGGCCGACATCACCATTGGCGAGTTTCTAGAATATGTTGTTTGTGTGATTGTTGACGAAGTACACATGGCCAAGGCCGACGCTCTCAAGACCCTGCTGACCGGTGTCATGGCACATATTCCCATACGCTGGGGACTCACAGGTACCATACCCAAAGAACAGTTTGAAAAGGTCAGCATCTTTTGCAGTCTAGGGCCTGTGGTGGGCAAGCTCAGTGCCAGTGAACTTCAAGAAGCAGGCCACTTGGCCAATTGCCACGTAAATATAGTGCAGTTGGCCGACAGTGTGGAATACAACAATTATCAAAGTGAACTAAAATATCTGGTGGAAACAGAATCTAGATTGGACTATATCTCTGAACTGATTCAACGAGTAAATGCCACAGGCAATACCTTGGTATTGATCGACAGGATAGCCACAGGCAAGTTGTTGTTGGAACGGTTGGGCGATCGTGCGGTATTTGTGTCGGGTGCAACCAAAGCTTCAACAAGGAAAGAGGAGTACGATGATGTGGCGATCAGCGATGACAAGATTATTGTGGCGACTTATGGTGTGGCCGCTGTGGGTATTAATATCCCTCGTATTTTTAATTTGGTTCTTGTGGAACCCGGAAAGAGCTTTGTTCGAGTTATACAGTCAATTGGACGAGGTATTCGAAAAGCCGAAGACAAGGATTTCGTACAAATCTGGGACATCACCAGCACCTGCAAATTCGCCAAACGACACCTGACCAAACGCAAGGCTTTTTACAAGGAAGCCAATTATCCTTTTACAGTAGAGAAGGCTACATGGCAATGACAGTGTTTGTGTGTGGCGACAGTTTTATGGCACCGGATGCCACAGCCCCAGGGCTACACTTTAGTGAACTGTTGGATGCTGTTAGTTTGGCTAGACCTGGAGTCAGTAATATAGATATCTGTTATCAGATCAAATCGGCTATAGCGCAACAGGCCGATCACGTGATTATTGGTACCACCGACAGCGGACGCATAGAATTGCCCATACAAGATTATCAAGATCAAATCACACTTGACAATTTCCGACCCGGCGCACGTCAACGCTACATATCAGACACCATTCCCACATTCATTGGCGATGAAGCAGATCTAGTTGATAAATATCAATTGACCCCGGAACAAAGAGTTGCAGTCAAACAATACTTTCTACACATATACGATGCTAATCTAAAGCAAGACACAGACCGATGGGCAGTAGAATATTGGCTACAACAATTACAGGTAAACAATATTTCCTATACACTGCTACCAAGAGAATTCTGCATTTACGAATATGCAAGAACACAGTCCGAGAGTCTGTGGACGTTTCATACTGATGCGTTGACACAACAAAAGGCCTCGGAACTTTTAAAAGAAAAACTATGAGAATATTAACACTAGATAACACAGCCTACGAGATGGACGAAATTCCAGATGAAGTAGAAGACTTGAGATTCTGTGTATTTGATAACTCGGATCCCAAAGATCCCGACTACTATTACATACCATTAATCTTTTTGGAATCATTCAATAGTCCGGCTCTGGTATTGAAGATTGGCAACAACACAGTCAAGATGCCAGTGGATTGGCAACTCTTGATTGGCGAACCTGATCTAGGTGACTTGGAAGTGGTACCGTTGACCAGCATCAACGATCGTGGTTTTAGTGTGTTCTGTTTCAATCCTTTGACCAGTTTTAGACCTGAATTTATGCCCGTAGAAATTGTTGACATCTATCAAGATGTCAAATGGTATTTCCCCAAACTCAAACCTGGGCAGATGTTGGCGGTGCCCTTGAACAATGACCAAGATCCTTTGTGTGCTTATTTTGTCAAAGACATCAGCCGACAAAGCGAGGTAGTTAACTATACAAAGGCCTGGTGATGGGAAGTCTCAAACCGGGTGCCAACTACATATATGAACGCGACGGCGAAGCTGTATATGCTCGCGAATTTGGCGAAACTGATCGTACTTTGATTGGATACGATTATAAACCAGATCCTCGTACAGCCGACGGACGTCCATTGATCGATCACATTCGAGAAGACCAACTTTGGGGTGAAATTCGGCAAATGGCACATACCCACGAAGGCTTGCGCGAGGAGCTAGAGCGTGTTATAATATACTATCAGCTACTTAAAGAATCTGACAACACAGTGATGTATCATCCAGTATGAGTAAACTAGACATTGCCAGCGAAATGCGAGCTTACGATAACAAGGCTCGCGACTACTTGACATCCATGACTGAGGAAGAGGCCAAGAAGTTTAGCCCTTACATTCTCATGCGTTGGGGTGCCAGCGTAGAAGGCGATGCTGACATGCAAGAATGGTACCTACGTGCCACCAACGAGAGAGTCAACGTCAATTTCTTTGATGTCAATTCGACCCGGCACAAACAACTGCTTTGGTTGACCTGCACCACCGCCAGTCCTGGAATGGGCACACACAGACACTACTGGCTGGCTCCTAAAAAGAAAGACTCAGCATCGGGCCCGGTGGTCAAACTGATACGACACCTGTATCCACATTTGAAATCGGATGAAGTAGATTTGATGGCCCGGTTGAATGACCTCAAAGCAGTAAAAGAAATGGCACGGATGCATGGCCTGGATGACAAACAAATCAAAGAATATTCCAAGTGAGTGAATACAAGTGTCGGTATTGTGATCGATTATTTCGTAAAGAAAGTACATTGAGTGTACATCTTTGCGAGCCCAAACGCCGTTGGCAACAGGAAACTGAGACCGGAGTGCAGTTTGGATTACGTGCGTATTTGAGATTTTATGAAACAACACAAGGCAGCGCCAGGCTGAAGAGTTATGCAGACTTTGTTACTAGTCCTTATTATAATGCTTTCGTTCGCTACGGTAGACATTTGGTTGCTATACGGGCTATCAATAGCGATAGTTTTACTGACTGGCTATTACGACAAAACAAAAAAATAGACTATTGGTGCAAAGACAGTTTCTACGAAGAATGGCTTCTAGAATACTTGAAGAAAGAAGCACCACAAGACGCCCTGGAACGGGCCTTAAAGGAAATGCAAGATTATGCCGCAGGAAGTGATATTGCTGATTTTAGCCATTATTTTGCTTTTGGCAACACTAATCGTATTTGCCATCATATTACCACTGGGCGTATTAGTCCTTGGATCATTTATAACTGCGACACTGGTGTTGCTTATTTGGAAAATCTTAATACAGAACAGATGGATATTGTTATGCCTTGGATTGATCCTGATTATTGGAGTCGTCGATTCCGGGACTATGTGGCCGATGTAGAATGGTGCAAGCACGTACTGAAGGCAGCAGGTCTATGAAATTCAAGTCAGACATTGACATTGATCTAGGCGATCGCACCCGGGCTCTGGCTTGTCTTGATCATACACCTGCCAGCATACTGCGTGACGGCACGTTGGTCAAACACAACTCGGGCATATATGTCACAGACATTCCCATGGATCCTTTCTCGGGCCAGGCCAGTCTGGATCACAAAGTGGCCGAAGATCGCGGATATGTCAAATTGGATCTGTTGAATGTGTCATTATATACGCAGATAAAGAATGAAACACATTTGACCCACTTGATGCAAGAACCATTGTGGGATTTGTTACAAGAAGAAGAATTTTTTAGCCAACTGATACACGTGGGCAGTCACTACTCTACACTACAAAAGATGCCAGAGCCGGTAAACAGTATACCACGCCTGGCCATGCTTCTGGCTGTGATACGTCCGGCAAAACGTCATTTGATTGGACTATCCTGGTCCCGGGTAGCAGAAACTATCTGGGAACGACCTGCGGATGATGGCTATTATTTTAAAAAGTCACACGCTGTGGCTTATGCTCATCTAGTGGCAGTCAATATGAATCTGCTGTGTGAGCAGATCAGCGCCGGGTCCAGTTAACCCAGTTTACGTACCAAGGTGATTGATCTGCGTTTGCTACGTTTGGCAGCAATCTCTTTAAGGCTCACGTAGGGCCCAAACTTAATCTCTACGTCTTTGCTATTCATGGTCCGTAATGCGGCCTTGAATGGCGACCAATCTTCCCTCAAAAACACATTGATGGGCACCAGCCTATTGCTTTCCCACCACCAGGTTTCGGCCAAAGCGATAAATTGATTCTTTTGTTCCAGAGTACGTAAAGCACCATAATCGTAGATGGTGGTGATCAAATCATCTACGTTTTGAACCACTCCGATGTAGTCATTGCCCCCGTACACTATGTATGTTAGGAAGGGGTATTGTTCTAATAATTGCGTGTATGTATGTTCCAAAATTTTTATAAATATAAGATGCAACAGATCCAAAGTTATTTATACCCTAATATTGTCGAGGTTCAATTTCTGGATCCCTCAATTTTCACTACAAGGAACAGAGTCGTGTACAATCGCCCAATCAAAATTTATCAAGGTATAGATAACCCTCTACAGATTGTAGTTAAAAATCAGGATCAAAAAGCCATCAATGTCACAGGTTATGCTGTACAACTAGACATACAAGATCCACTGGGTCAGGTAAGTTTAGAAAGCCTAGCAGTCAATATGACCAATGCTGCCAAGGGTATAGGAACTGTAGTGATTCCGAGGGACGTGGTAAATGCTCTAGATCAAAGAATCTACAAAATCATGATCAAAATGATCACTCTCAGCACCAATACAGAACAGCCACTTTACACTGACAGCAACTACGGTGTTGGCCTAGACATGCAAGTGCTACCGGGCTGGTACGAAAGCATGGCATTGCCAACATTTAACCATGATGAAGTGGTAGATGCAGGAACAATACAATGACAATAACATATAACAAACAGGTATTATTGAAGCGTGGCAACACCGCAGTTAGTTCTGCATACATAGGGCCAGTGGGCGAAGTCACAGTTGACACAGACTTGGACACAATTCGTGTACACGACGGTGTAACTCCCGGCGGACATCTGGCATCCTCGTCCTACATGGGGCAGACCCCGCCAACTAGTCCCAGAGAAAATACACTGTGGTATGACGAAATCAGCGGCAGACTTTATATAAGATACCGTGGCGCTTGGATTGATGCCAGTCCGGCTGGAGATCAAGAGCTGAATGCCAATGTTGCACAGTTGAGTCGTGATGTTTCTAATGTTGAAGCACACATCACTTCTTTGGATGCCAACGTTGGTACATTTGAAACTGCAACTAACAATCGTGTGCAGTCATTGAGCGCCAATATTGGCACTTTTGAAACAACCATCACAGCCAATATTGGCATATTCGAAACAGCAGTCACAGCCAATATTGGCACTTTTGAAACAGCAGTCACAGACAATATCAACTCACTCAATGAAACTTTGGCAGGATTTGAGGCCAACGCAGGGCCAACCAGTGTGGCATGGACCAGCAACAATCCTCCGGTGATCACCAATGTGGGTGCATTGTGGTACGATGATGTCAGCGGTAGATTGTTTGTGCGTTATGACGGCGCTTGGATTGATGCCAGTCCAATGGTAACAACTGAAGCTGGCGCTGGTACAGGCAACGCTTTGGTCAACAGCAGTTATACATTTTTTCTTGACCAAACCGGCAACCTAACATTGCCCAACGGCAGCACTCTAGAGGACAACGATTCTTCAGTCAATTTAATAATTGATCACCCCAGTGCTGGCACAGAATGGTATAACATATTTGGCGATATCGGTTGCATCTATAACACACTATCGACCATTAATGGTAGTGTTTGTCACGACACAGGTGGCAATGTTTATGTGGTAGGCAGTACTGATTTTTCACCAGATGATAACAAAAGTGTCAACTTGTTCTTAAAATACGACACCAATGGTAAATTAGTTTGGCGTCGTACTTGGACAGACGAACTTGGTTTGCCCTGCGGCAGCTATAATGCCAGCATGAGATACGTGGCCGCCAATGTTACACTGGGCACACAGGATACCATTCTCTGGTCTTCTTATGTGCCTGATCGAATTATCAGTTATGTTGGCACCATGGACACTGAAGGCAATTTTGTGGATGAATTTGGCAATGCTAGAACTCCAACAAGATTGGGTAATGTTAGAATAACCGATGTAGAATGGTCAACAAATTCTAGTGCTAATGTATTTGCTGTGGGCATGCGGTATAATTCAGTATCCGGTCAATATGCTCCGTTGACATTTGGAGTGAACCTCAACACCACCACACTATGGAGAAACGGAAATCTTGTAAAACCCAACGGTATCGATTTAACTGATAGCACTCCAACCAATAACAATTTCAAAGCCACTGCACTGCTGCCTGTGCCTGGAATGTTTAAGACCGCGCAAATAGGCACATACAGCGACGGAACATATAGCCATGCTATACTCAATATATCCAACGGTGGTAGTACAACAACTCTTGGCATTGGAGCCAACTATACCACTGAAAATATCTTGGGTGAGGATGTCTGTTGTGACACCGGCGGCAATGTGTATGTTGTTGTAAATAATGTATCCAATCACTACGCTGTAGTAGCTAAATCTTTGAATCTGACCTCATTTGACTGGAAATTTAAATTTGGTGCAGGGCTTAATTTTTATGCCACAGCCGTTGTTTGCAACAATGGTTCAGTGTATGTGCTTGGCACCATATCCACCGGTGGAGATGACGATATGATGTTGATCAAGATCAATTCTGCCAACGGCAATGTTGTATGGCAAAGACGTATTGGATCCTCGGCACACGATACATCAATTTCAAGTCAGCCGGGGTGGGAAAGCAGTAGTGGCATCAGTGTACAAGACAACAAAATTGCTATCTCTTTTACCACACAAATCGTAAACAATAATCAAATTAATACAGTCACACTACAATATCCCACAGATGGTGCCCGACTTGGTACCTTTGGTGATTTTACCATTAGCAATTTTGATATTGGTAAAACTACCAGTGACTATGATTTTTCTGGCTTGACCACAGTATACGAACCAAAGTCGGTGACTGCATCTGTTGCAAATCTAACAGCCACTTCGACCTTGGTCACAGAGGCAGGATATAGTAATCTGCATTGGAGTCTTGACGAAAATAGAAGGGTGTATGCTCGGAGCAACTGGAATTTTAATCAAGATGGATCTACTAGATTTCCCGGAGATGTAATAACTCAAAGCATTGGTAATTACTACGATGTTGTCATCTGTGCCAATGTTACCAATAACAATGCAGATCGGGCACAATGGCAATTTAACACAGATGGCAACTTGACTTTACCAACAGGTGGAAATCTAATAACATCCACTGGCAGTTTACACACAATCAGCCTGGATCTACTGAAGAGCATTGTGGCCAGCAGTGGCAGCTGGAATGAGTTCCAAGCAAACATAGCGGCGCTGTAAC